CAAGAATACTCACCGAATTCAAACATGTTATTAGGTGAAGGAAAAGAGATAAACATAAAATCCCAGAGTAAAGGCGATTGAAAAGGGAAAAAGCCCAAAATGAAAATCAATATTGTCATGTGCGTATTGAATTGTGATCTATATATTGTCAGCATTAGCAATCCAACCCAACATGGAGTAAAGTCTCTTAGAATAGAGCACCAAAGAGGGTGAAAGTCCCGTTTATTCTATGTATGGAGGAGATGCAAATTGCTGTAAAAAGAGTCGAATTGCTTGTGAATGCAGTTCTAAGTGGGTGGTGAATTCCATCTAAGGTAAAAATATCCGTGAAAAACCAATATAGCAAAAGTACCGTGAGGGACTGATGCAAAGAACTTTGAAAAAAGAATTAAACAGTGAATGAAACTATAGTGATGTAACGGATGAGAATTAATCGGCCAAACGCTGTTCCACTATCAATGTGTTTTAGAAAAAACACTACTGTCTTTTTATCTTCTACTTCATAGATGTCTAGCAGTTCTCCAAGTCCTGACATGTTCTTGCCCATGTAGTAACCACTCATTCCATCCCATGTGTCTTGTAGTAGTCCATGTATGAAAAATGCCATCTGCACTTCAAATGGATACATATCCATAGCAGGTGGCATTTTTTCAGGGTCAGGTTCTTGTCCTAACTGCTCACATATAGCGAGGTATTTGTCTAGGTCAATACTCTTATCAGAATATTGTCTTTTTAATAGAGCAAGTATTTCTTTTACTTGCTCTTCGTAAAATTTTCCAAATCACCTAACATATCAGAAACCCAATTATCAAAATCGCCTGAATTTTTTAATAAAATCTCTGCGTTTTCTTCTGAGTAATCAAGTTCATCATTAGGGTCTACATCGCTAGTATCTACTAATAGAAGCTCTTCTAAGTAAGAATACTTTAATCCTTTCCAGCCTTTTACAACTGCCTTAGCATATTCTACTAAGAATTTGTCATTATCAAGCTGTTCTTCATAAGCCCTAGTCCTTTTATTTAGAACTTGTTTTACACTTCTGTTTCTAAGTTTTAGCAATTCTTCTCTTGCTAAGTATGTTAGTTTGACTTCGAAACCATCCATTCCTGGAAATTCGATTCCTACTGTCTTGCTTGGAGTTAACAAACTCTTTAGTGATACTGGTTGTTTTACTTTCTTTTCTTCCATAATTTTCCTATAAAGTGGGAGGCCGAAGCCTCCCGAGTTTAATTAATTTTAGCCAGCTGCGTATGTTACTGCAACTTCGTTTGTTGCGTCTGCTGCTGTTGATGAAGATAAATCTGTTGATAAGCCATGGAAATTGACATCGACTGATATTACATCTTCAAAACTGTGTGTTGGTAATTCTAAATGAGCGTTTGCTACATGAACATTACAATGATTTGCTTCACTACTTCCACCTATGCTAAATTTAAGGTCGAAGTTATTTGTGATAACGCCTCTTGATTCTTGTAGTCTCTCAAATAAATCTCTTGAACCGTTTGCAGTATCATTTAAGTAACAAGTAAAGTTACCGGATACTGTTCTAGTTCCCATCACATGTCCTAGTGGTAAATTAACTTGACCAAGTGTTTCAGGTGTTAGATAACTTAGATTATTTTCAATAGTAATATTACCACCTGTTAAAGTGATGTTACTACCATAATCTGTATCAGTAGTTCCGTCAGCAGCTACATCAAGTGCTGAGTTATTTACTGTACCTGTAGCGTCACTTATATCAAAAGTTAATGCTAGGTTTGTTAATTTTTGTCTAATAAAGTTAGAAGTAGAGTCTACCCCTTGTCTAATTAGACCTAATGTTGTAGTAGTAGCTAATGCATCACCGTTAGCGTAAGTGCTAGCGGATGTTCCTGTATTAATTGCTAATACTTCATCAATATTTTTTGCTTGACCTGACCATGCAATCTGTGCGATTCCATCAATGTCAAAATCAATAGACGCTGTACCTGTAGAACAATCTACCAATTTGTAAACTGTTACACCGTCTTGACCTGTTTCATAGACACCTGTTGAGTTATCTTTAGCAGCACCAAGCACAAAGTACATATTAAATGTTCCAAGTGTTACTTGGTTGGAGTTACCCCAATCAAAATGCTTTGGCTCGTAAGTTGCAGCATTATTTGCAAAGTCTCCTGTTCCACTACTTCCGATGGCTCTGTCATAAGTATTTGCTGACATAGATGCCCATAAAGGACCTTCTACTGCGAATACTTCATTACTACCACCTGCATGGTTTCCACTTGCTCCAGCAGTTCCGCTGGTTGACAAAGTAGGTCTCATGTAAGTAGAGAAACTCCATTCTGCAGGTGCAAAAGAATCAGTAAACATTGCTCTACCTCTTTTGCTATAACCTGTTGAATTGGCTGCTTCATTTAGAGTAACTTCAGAAGTATTTGTGCCTTGTGAGAATGAAAAACCATCTAACACAGGAATCTCAAAAAGAGCTGTGTTAGCAGAGGCTCCATCATAGCTCCACTCCATAAATACTTTGGTATCTCTATTAAAGAAAAATGCCATTATTT